GGTAATGCTCAACTATTTGGACAGTATTCTGAAGACAATTAACAATCGAACTTTTCAAATAAAGAACTCGATTGAGTGGCAGAAATTTATCAGAGGATATGACTGATCTTGTTATACGCAAAAAGAATGAGGTTTATATTACCGTAAAGGCAGAACCTTATATTATCCAGGAACTATCGGATCATTTTACATTCGATGTGCCTGGTGCAAAGTTCATGCCGCAATACCGTAGTAAGTATTGGGACGGTAAGATACGCTTATTCAGTTCTCACACCGGAGAGATCTATGTGGGACTGCTTGATAAGGTCATGGCATGGGCAAGAAACTATGACTATAAGGTAGAGTTTGAAGATAACAAATTCTATGGTCCTCCATTTGAAGTCAATAAAATGATTTCCAAGGAAGGAGTCAAGGAGTATATGACCCGTATTGCTAGGTTCAAACCTAGGGATTATCAGGTTGATGCTGTATATGATGCACTCAAATTCAATCGTAAACTGTTGATATCACCAACTGCATCAGGTAAATCATTGATGATTTATTCTGTGGTGAGATACTTTGCAGAGAAAGACCATAAGATACTTCTGGTTGTTCCTACCACTTCCCTGGTAGAGCAGATGTTCAAAGACTTTGAAGACTATGGTTGGAATGCTGAAGACTATTGTCACAAGATATATTCGGGTAGGGAGAAGACGAATCAATATCCTGTAACAATTACCACTTGGCAATCTATCTACAAATTACCCAGAGCATTCTTCAAAGATTTCAATGTAATCATTGGAGATGAAGCACACTTATTCAAGTCTAAGTCTCTTGTCAGCATCATGACAAAGATGGACAGTTGTAAGTATAGATTTGGTTTCACAGGCACACTAGACGGCACACAGACCCATAAGTGGGTGTTAGAGGGATTGTTTGGACCATCATACAAGGTCACACAAACAAAGGAACTGATTGATAAAGGACATTTGTCTCAGTTACAGATACATGTTCTATTGATGAAACATGACCCACATGAGTTTGAAACTTATGAAGATGAAATACAATACATCATTGGTCATGGTAAGAGAAACAATTTCATTAAGAACCTTGTCTTAGATCTGAAAGGAAATAGTCTTGTTTTATTCAGTCGAGTGGAAACACATGGTGAACCACTTTACGATTTAATAAATAATTCCGTGAAGGGTAAGCGTAAAGTATTTTATGTTCACGGTGGAATAGACGCTCAACAACGAGAACATGTAAGAGAAATTACTGAAAAAGAAAACGATGCAATCATCGTGGCATCATACGGAACATTCAGTACAGGCATCAATATTAAAAATCTCCATAACGTAATCTTTGCATCACCATCCAAATCAAGAATTCGTAACCTCCAATCCATTGGTAGGGTGCTGAGAAAGGGAGATAATAAGAATCAAGCAGTCTTATACGATATTGCTGATGAGATAGTCTATAAGCAAAGAAAAAACTACACACTCAACCATCTAGTCGAAAGAATTAAAATCTATAACCAAGAGAAATTTAATTATGAGATAGTACCAGTAAATTTAAAAGGTAAATGAACGAAGAATTCTATGCAACAATAAAACTAATATCGGGTGAAGAGATCTTTGCACAAGTAACTCCTTGTGAAGAAGAAGACCGAACTTTACTTATACTAGATACTCCTGTAATATTTGAATCGATTACAATCAAACATATGGGAGTGAATGCTATGAAGGTCGAACCCTGGATCTCTATGGGTGACGACTCTATGGTATTGATTAATATGGATAAAATAATTACGATTACTGAAGTCAAAGATGAACAGATCCTTTGTATCTACAATAAGTACTTACGTGATAAGGATCGTGATTCTAATCAGACAAAGGTAAATGAAAACATGGGGTTCTTAGCATCTATTGCTGAAGCAAGAGTGAACTTAGAGAAGTTATATAAAAGTAGCTAAGCCATCCCTATGAACCCTGACAGAGTTATTCTACAGAGATATTACGATCTTGTCAAGTCCTATCGTTATGTGTTATAATGTGAGCATAATCCAATAGGAGAACCATGAAATGTCAAGAACTAGAAAGAAGTCAGAGCATTATGTAAACAACAAAGAGTTTCTTGAAGCACTCATTGTATACAGATCCAAAGTCAAAGCAGCACAAGAGGCAGGAGAACCACTCCCCCGTATTACCAACTATCTTGGTGAGTGTTTCTTGAAGATCGCTACACACCTGTCTTACAAGCCAAACTTTGTTAACTACATGTTCCGTGAGGACATGATCTGTGACGGCATTGAGAACTGCGTCCAGTATATCAAGAACTTTGACCCAGCAAAATCTTCTAATCCATTTGCTTACTTCACACAGATCATCCACTATGCATTCCTAAGAAGAATTCAGAAGGAAAAGCGTCAAATGGATATCCGCACTAAGATTGTGGAACGTTCAGGATTTGATGAGGTGTTCTCCAGTGATGGTGACATTTACAGCACTTCCGACTATAATACCATTAAAGAAAACATCCAGTCTAAACTTTATTCATGAAACTAACTGATGAACTTCGTGCAGAGATAGAGTGTGCTCTTGATATGCGGAAGAAAGATGGGTCTCCTGTCTGGGATGATGATACAGTAATCCAAGTTCAAAAAGCAGGAACCTTTGTTGGTGATAAGTTTATCGTCCTTAAAAAGGTAACACCCAAAGATAATAGTATTCTTGACCCTGAATTGAAAGCACACCATACAAAATGAAAATTGCCTTAGTCACAGACACACACTACGGTGCGAGAAAGAATAGTAAGTTATTTCATGAGTTCTTCAAAAAATTCTATGATAACATCTTCTTTCCTACACTGGAAGAAAGAGGTATCACAGAATGCGTCCATCTGGGCGATGCTTTTGACTGCCGTAAGTCTGTTGATTTCTGGTCACTCCAGTGGGCAAAGGAAAATGTGTATGACAAGTTCAGAGACTTAGGTATCAAGGTCCACAATATTGTTGGTAATCATGATGCCTACTACAAGAATACTATTGGCATCAATGCTGTAGATGCTCTGCTTGAGTCCTACGACAATGTAGTAAGAGTCTCTGAACCAAAGGAATATAAGATCGGTGGTAAGAAGATTCTTCTTCTACCCTGGATCTGTGAAGACAATGAAGAAAAAACTTTTGACTTAGTAAAGAAGTCAAGAGCAAAGATCATGATGGGTCACCTTGAACTGAATGGGTTTGAGGTGATTCCTGGTATGAGAATGGAACACGGTCTAGAACCGAGTAAGTTTAAGAAGTTTGAGAAAGTATTCTCAGGTCACTATCATCACAAATCAACCAAGGGTAATGTCACTTATCTTGGTAACACCTACCAGATGTTCTGGAATGATGTGAATGACGTAAGAGGATTCCATATCTTCGATACTGAAACTCAAGAATTAGAATTCATTGGCAATCCATTCTCAATCTTTGAAAAGTTCTACTATGAAGATACCCCGTATCAATTGTTTGATACATCAGACCTGAAAGATAAGATCGTAAAGATCATTGTCCGTAAGAAGTCAGACCAACTTGCATTTGAGAAGTTCATTGATAAGTTGCACAAGTCTGGTTGTTCTGATGTAAAGGTAGTTGAAAACTTCTCAGTCGATGATGACGATGTAGATTTTGAAGACGGTAAGTGCGAAGACACATTGACCTTCCTCAATAAATATATTGATGATTCTGATTTCAATCTAGACAAAGATATTGTCAAGAAATTGATGAGGGATGTTTACCGAGAAGCTTGCGAAATGGAGTAATGTATCTACTTGCGATATCAGGAAAAGAAGATGAGGGTGCATACTCTGTAATGGATGAGGATGGTGAAAAGGCACTATACCTTTTTGAAGAAGAGGATGACGCAACCCGATATGCCGGTCTGCTAGAAGCAGAAGATTATCCTGAGATGTCAGTAGTAGAAGTTGATGAAGAAGTATGTATAAAGATGTGCAATGCATACAACTATAGGTATGTTATAATCACTGAAGATGACTTTGTAATCCCGCCCCGAGATAATGATTTTATTCAAACAGATAAGATGGCGTAACCTGTTATCTACTGGAAATAACTGGACTGAAATTGATTTTACAGAATCCCAGACAAGTCTGATTGTCGGAACAAATGGAGCAGGCAAGAGCACCATCCTGGATGCTCTGACGTTTGTCCTGTTCAATAAACCATTCCGTAAGATCACCAAACCTCAACTCGTCAACACAGTGAACGAGAAAGAATGTGTTGTGGAGATTGAGTTCTCTACGGGTGTGACTGATTGGAAAATTATTCGTGGTATCAAACCAAACGTATTTGAGATTTACAAGAACGACCAGATGCTTGATAAGGCAGCAGCAAACGCCGATCAGCAGAAGTGGTTGGAAGAGAATGTATTGAAGATGAACTACAAGTCATTCACTCAGATTGTGATTCTGGGTAGTGCATCTTTCGTTCCATTCATGCAACTCTCCGGTGCAAATCGCCGTGAGATTATCGAAGATCTGTTGGACATTAAGATCTTCTCATTCATGAGTAATATCCTACGTGAGAAGATTCGTAATTCAAATGATCTTATCCGTGAACTGACCATCCGTAAGGATCTGGTAGAAGAGAAGATTGATATGCAGAAGTCATTCATCTCTGACCTGGAAGAAACTGGTAAGAAAAATATTCAAGAGAAAAAGAATAAGATTAAAGAGTTTGCTGGCAATGTAGATGACCTGGTAAAGGAGATTGAGGGTCATGGTGACAGGTTGAAAGAGGTCGAAGGGCAAATGGAAGTATCTTCGGGTGCTGACAAGAAACTTAAGAAACTTGGTACACTTCGTGGTAAATTGCAACAGAAAGTATCAACAATTACTAAGGAACATAAATTTTTCGCAGAGAATACGGTATGCCCTACCTGTGATCAGACCATTGAAGAGTCTGTTCGGGTAAATAGAATTAATGATGCTGAATCAAAAGCGAAGGAACTCCAACAGGGGTTCGTAGAGTTGGAGGAAGCGATCAGACTTGAGGAGGAAAAAGAAAACCACTTCAAGGTTCTTTCTAAGGAGGCAACTAACCTAACGCATGAAATTTCTAAAGCAAATACTCGGATTTCGGGATTACATAACAGATCCAGAGATCTTGAATCAGAAATTCAAACTATTACCGAACAACTTGAGAACCGAAATACTGAGCACCATGCATTAGAGAAATTAGTTACGGAACTGGAGGAACTCCAATCTAAACACTCCGACCAAAAAGAGAATAACGTCTACAACGAATTTGCACATTCCTTAATGAAGGATGGAGGAGTAAAATCCAAAATTATTAAGAGATATCTGCCTCTTATGAATCAGCAGATCAATAAGTATCTTCAGTTGATGGACTTCTATATTAACTTCTCTCTGGACGAAGATTTCAAAGAGACTGTAAAATCCCCGATACATGAAGATTTTAGTTATGAATCATTCAGTGAGGGGGAGAAGATGAGAATCGACTTGTCTCTCCTCTTTACCTGGCGAGAGATTGCTAAAAGAAAGAACTCTGCTAGCACCAATCTCCTGATCCTGGATGAGATCTTTGACAGTTCACTCGATGGGTTTGGCACAGAGTATTTCACAAAAATTATCAAGTATGTGGTAAATGATGCGAACGTCTTTGTCATTTCACACAAGACCGATGAATTAATGGATAAGTTTGACAGGATCATCAAATTTGATAAAGTAAAAGGGTTCAGTAAAAAGGTATCATGAACTGGAGAGAGGAATATAAAAGTTACACTAGTAACAAGAAAGAACTTGATCTCCTAGAGAATGGACCAAAGAGTTTGGCACAGTCATGGCACATGCAGGCCATGTATAATCAGTGGAAGAAGATCAAGGGAATCAAAGATCCCGAACCACCAAATTGTCAATCTTCACTAAAGGAGTTTTTTCGTGACAACCCCTAACTGGCAACACCATTCCAAGAAGGAACAGAAACGCACCCTGAAACCACAGGCGATGCGAGCACGAAAGGAAGCACTCAGACAGTTTAAGAAGAGGCACATGATCCCGCGACAGAGGCGGGATTCGTTGTATTATAGGTCCATACGAACGGAATTTGATGACTGTTTCACAAGAGATCAAGTCTCAACTTGCTAAACTGCTTGCTACCGAAGACCTGGTTGTTGAGAACAAGAATGTAGAGACCGCATATTTCAACGTTCATACTCGTGTCCTGACCCTACCCAACTGGCAGAATGCATCTGCTGTAGTCTATGACCTGCTGGTTGGGCATGAGGTTGGACATGCCCTGTACACACCTGATATCGACTGGAGTGTAGACCGTAAGATTCCTCCTCAGTTCGTGAACGTTGTAGAAGACGTTCGCATTGAGAAACTGATGAAGCGTCGGTATCCTGGTCTGTCCAAATCTTTCTGGGGTGGATATGGGCAACTGAGTGAACAAGATTTCTTCCAGATTGAGAATGAAGACTTGACCCTGCTGAACTTGGCAGACAAGATCAACTTGTTCTACAAGATTGGTAACTTTGTTGATATTCCCTTTGAGAGTGATGTAGAGAAAGATCTGATGAAGCGGTCTGCTGAGACTGAGACCTTTGATGATGTTCTGGATCTGGCAGAAGAGATCTACAAGTATTGCTTAGATCAGCAAGAGAAAGAAAGCAAAATCAACTTTGACAACCACGGTATGCCTCAGGGTGGAGACAGCAGTGATCAAGGTGAAGAGGGAGAAGAACAAGAGCAGCAATTCTCCGCTAGTGGAGAAGAGTCCGAATCATCTGGTTCTGATGAGAGCGAAGATGGTGAGATGACTGATATCAATGATCAGCAGCAGAGTCTTGCTGGTGGGGAAACTTCTGATCCAGAAGTTAAGACTATGAGTGCATTTGAAGATGCTGTTCGTGAGCAATTGGTTGACAAGGATGCTCGTGACAATGTATATGTTGAACTCCCTGAGTTGGACCTTGACCGAATTGTTGTCGATAACTTTGAGATTCATCAACGATGTATAGAAACGTGGTCAGACGCTCCTGCTGAACTTGATCTCTTCTATCATGTCGATAAAGCATATGATAAATTTAAGAAGTCTGCACAGAAAGAAGTCAACTATCTTGTCAAAGAGTTTGAGTGCCGTAAGTCTGCTGCAGCATATGCTCGTGCATCAACTTCAAAGACTGGTGTTCTTGACTGCACCAAACTCCATACATACAAATATAACGAAGACCTGTTTAAGAAGGTCACGACATTTGCTGATGGCAAGAATCACGGTCTGGTATTTGTACTTGACTGGTCCGGTTCAATGGGCGACGTGATGCTTGATACCATGAAGCAACTCTTCAATCTCGTATGGTTCTGTAAAAAAGTTGGTATCCCTTTCGATGTCTATGCATTCACTAACGACTATCCTCGTAACGACGGGACGGGAATTGCTGAACTATCCTACGAAAAGAAAGACGGATTAGTTCAGATTCGTGAGAACTTCTCAATGATGAATATTCTCACGAGTAAAGTCAAATCAAAAGAACTGGAACAGCAGATGGTGCATATGTTCCGCATTGCATATTACTTCAGTTCTAACTGGGGTGTTCCCTATGGTGTTCCTCTGGGACTGTATCTCTCTGGAACTCCTCTCAATGAGGCACTGATTACTCTGAAGCATATCATCCCACAGTTCAGGGCACAGAACAATGTAGAGAAAGTTCAGTGTGTTGTCCTGACTGATGGTGAGGCACCTCCGCTCAAGTATCACAAGGAATTCGTGGGTCGATTCCAGCACAGTCCAGAACCATATCTTGGAATCAATGGTCTTGGTAACAATGCATTTCTCCGTGATCGTAAGACCGGACACACATATTCTATGGAACAAAACTGGAACGATAACAGTAGGTTCAGTCACACTGGTGTGATGTTGAATTTCCTTCGTCACCGTATGCCTTCAGTTAACTTCATTGGTATCCGTGTTCTTGCATCCCGTGATGCAAACTATTTCATCCGACAGCATGTAAACTATGATATGAATGAATTCGCTAAACTTTCCAGTCAATGGAAAAAGGAGAAGTCATTCAGTCTGAAGAATACTGGATATCATAAGTATTTTGGATTGTCCTCCCATGCGATGAATCAGGATGCAGAGTTTGAAGTCAAAGAAGATGCTACAAAGACACAAATCAAGTCTGCCTTTGTAAAGAGTTTGAGAACTAAAAAGATGAACAAGAGGATTCTGGGTGAGTTTATTGAACTTATTGCCTAAATATCTAAAACCTTATCATTTAAAGCTATGTCTAAGTTCGGAGATCTAGTTAAGGGGAAGAAAGCAGAAGCACCAGCACCTGCTGCCCCTACCCCTCCTGCCCCTGTCGCAGCACCCACCCCTGCTGCTAAGTCACTGGGTGATATGTCTAAAGTTGAACTTGAGCAACTTGGTCGCACCAAGGGTGTCGAACTTGATCGCCGTAAGAGCAAGTCAAAACTAATCAAGGAACTCAAAGATATTGGGTGAACCAATCTTACAACTGGTCTACGGGGGTCCACAAGACCCCCTTTTTGGTCTATAATAACTTCAGTTGAAACAAAGCAAATGGGTCTGTCCAAAGAAAGCATCATTGAAAGTCTGCGTGATTCTTATGGCGAGTCTGTGACTTCTGCCGAGATCAAAGCATTCTGTATGATGAATGATTTCAACTATCAGACTATCACCAACAAATTGACCGACTACAAAACCGGTCGTGGCAAGTGGAACCTGACCGTGCCTGAGCAACTGGAACAGAACTATCAGGCACCTGCTGCTATGCCTGCAATCGAACAAAACCTTATCCCCGCAAAAGATGATACCTTCGTCAAGTTTGGCAATTTTACCGATCTTAAAAAAATTATTCAGTCCCGTCTATTCTATCCAGCGTTCATTACTGGACTATCTGGAAACGGTAAAACGTTCTCGGTTGAGCAAGCGTGTGCTCAATTGGGTCGCGAACTTATCCGTGTAAACATTACCATTGAAACCGATGAAGATGATCTTATTGGCGGTTTCCGTCTTGTTAATGGTGAAACCGTCTGGCACAATGGCCCAGTCATTGAAGCACTCCAGCGAGGAGCAATTCTGCTCCTTGACGAAATCGACCTTGCCTCAAACAAAATCCTTTGTCTCCAATCTATTCTCGAAGGAAAGGGAGTTTTCCTCAAGAAAATTGGCAAATGGGTTGCGCCCTCAAAAGGCTTCAACGTACTCGCCACCGCCAACACTAAAGGCAAAGGTTCCGACGACGGCAGATTCATTGGTACTAACGTGCTCAACGAAGCGTTTCTTGAGCGATTCCCAGTAACCTTTGAGCAGCAGTATCCTACAGTCAAGACTGAGCAGAAGATTCTTGAGAACGTTGCTAAGGAACTTGGTATGGATGATGTTGATTTCTGTAAGCATCTGGTAGATTGGGGTGACATTATCCGTAAGACCTTCTATGATGGTGGTATTGAAGAGATCATCTCCACTCGTCGTCTGGTTCACATCATCCGTGCTTACAGCATCTTCAACGATAAGGCAAAGGCAATCCAAGTCTGCGTCAATCGCTTCGATGATGAAACTAAGCAGGCATTCATGGAACTCTATGACAAGGTTGATGCTGACTTCGCCATTTCGTCAGAGGATGAAGATGGAGATCGTATCTACGTAATTGACAACACTAAGGCAATCTGATATAATGACAAATGCTTGGTCCCTACTTTATGATGAAATGACTGAACACTCTAAGCATTATTACGAGTATGATCGTAATGATCTTGACAGAGAAAATCCCTTTACCATGACTGTCACTATGACTGAAAACAACCGATACAAATACAATGAGGATGAAATCCTCAAGGAACTGACTGACTATATTGTTAGAACATATGACCAGCACTATTCTGCTGGTGATGATAAAATTCAGACACTTGATCTGATTGAAGCATGTGGTGATGGTGAAGCATTCTGCCGATCCAACATCCTCAAGTATGCCTCTCGCTACGATAAGAAGGGCAGTGCCCGCCGTGACATCATGAAGATTCTGCACTATGCTGTGCTTCTGATGCACTTCAATGACAAGAACTCCAAACGTGAAACCTACAACCAATGACTATGAAACTGTCTGATAAAACTGTCAACCTTCTCAAGAACTTTGCTTCCATCAACCAGTCCATTGCATTCAAGAAGGGCAATACTATCCGCACTATGTCTGTGATGAAGAACATCCTGGCAGAGGCAGAGATTGAAGAAGAGATCCCACAGGACTTTGCAATCTACGATCTGAATCAATTCTTGAACGGTGTTGCTCTGTGTGACAACCCTTCATTTGAATTCCCCAATGAGTCAAACCTGACCATCCGCGAGGGCAAGGACCGTAAGACCAAGTATTTCTTTGCAGACCCTAGCGTGGTTGTTTCTCCCCCTGAGAAGTCGATTGCACTGCCCACAGAAGACGTTTGCTTCAATCTTGACAGCACCCAAATGCAGTCGCTTGTAAAGGCGTCTGGGGTCTATCAACTCCCTGACCTGGTGGCAGTTGGAGAAGCAGGTGTGGTCAAACTGGTTGTCCGCGACAAGAAGAACGATACTTCTAACGAGTATTCAATCAACGTCGGTTTGACTGATCAAGAGTTCAACTTCAACTTCAAGGTTGAGAACATCAAGATTCTCCCTGGAACATATGAGGTTGTTATCTCCCAGAAACTGTTGGCACGATTCGTCAACACCACATTCAACGTGACCTACTACATTGCACTTGAACCTGATTCGACCTTTGGATGATTAAGAAACAAAACATCTATACAGATGTTGAGAATCAACTGGGAAGGAACAATGCGTTCTGTGATTATCCCGGTAAAATGCTCACCGTTGGTACGATTGCCATTGCACTCTATTGGTTGACAATGATGGGCATGGTAGTCTATGGTATACACTATCATTATTATGAACATCTTTGCAACGTGTCAGGATCCAATGCTCTCTGCAAGGGTCCTGCCTGACAAGCATATTGTCAAAATGCCTCTGGAATCATGCCAGATGCTTGCCATCATATACTCTCATTGGTATTACGATTGGGGTACACTGCCTAAGGCAAATGGTGCTCCATACGCCACAGAGAAAGGTGCATTTCGCAATCACCCTTCTACTAAGTGGGCAGCAGCATCAATCTACAATACTGCTTGGTTGATTCAACATGGGTGTGCTCTGGCAGAAGAGTATACTTATCGCTATGGTAAGGTCCATACATGTGCCAAGACATTGTTTGAGGCAAAGAAACTATTTCATCGTAAGACAGAACAACCCATTGTCTGTTGGGGTATGGCGGAAAACTTTTCCCGTGCAATGCCTGACGAATGGAAAAAAGATGATACAATAGATACGTTCACCGCATACAGGCGGTACATCGCATCTAAACCTTGGGTGAAGGACAACTACCTTCGCATCCCTGATCGTAAACCTGATTGGATTGATTATGAGTGATTTTATTTGGGTCGAGAAGTATCGACCTAAGACTATTCAGGAGTGTATTCTTCCTGAAGATACCAAGAAAATGTTCCAGGATTTTCTAAATAAGGGTGAGATTCCCAATATGTTACTGGCGGGTCCTCCTGGTATCGGCAAGACCACAGTAGCAAAGGCACTGTGTAACGAACTAGGAGTAGATTTTTATGTCATCAACGGGTCCGATGAAGGGCGATTCCTGGATACTGTCCGAAACAATGCGAAGAACTTTGCTTCGACCGTATCGCTTCAAGCAACTTCAAAACACAAAGTCATCATCATTGATGAGGCAGATAACACGTCCAATGATGTACAACTCTGCTTACGGGCGTTTATTGAGGAGTTTGCTAGCAACTGCAGATTCATCTTCACCTGTAACTACAAGAACAAAATCCTCGAACCACTTCATTCCCGTTGCACAGTGGTTGAGTTCGGAATTAAAGGAAAAGAACGAGCAAAGATTGCCAACGGTTTCTTCCTTAGACTTCAAGAAATCCTCGCAGAAGAAGGAGTCGAGTACGACAACAAAGTACTCATTGAACTCATCAGTAAGCACTTCCCAGACTGGAGACGAGTCCTTAACGAGTGTCAGCGATACTCCGTGGCTGGTAAAATTGATTCGGGGATCCTTGCGTCGTTTGGGGATATCGCAGTAAATGATCTGGTCAAGAATCTCAAAGAGAAGAACTTTACTGAAGTCCGTAAGTGGATCGTTTCTAATCTGGACAATGATCCTAACGTACTTCTGCGTCGTGCTTACGATGCTCTTTACGAAGTTCTGGACGGTCCTAGCATTGCTGCTGCTGTCCTCATTGTTGCTAAGTATCAGTATCAGTCAGCTTTTGTTGCCGACCAAGAAATCAACCTACTGGCGGCGATGACTGAAATTATGGTGGAGTGTGAATTCAAATGACCTCTGAAATCTATAGTAGTAAAACAGGTCTCTATACTATCAGATTTAAATCTGATATAATTCATGAAGGTATTAGTGCTATTGAA